AGCGTGACCGTTACTCCGTGAAGCCGTCCCATAATTCCACCGTCCCAATCTGCTGACGCCTCAGGCCGAGCCGCTTAAGGTCATTCCGCATGATGGCCGCCGCAATGCCTCCGCCCGGAATCGCATAGGTGCCGCTCCAGGTATACCCGAGAGCGCCCTGCGATTCCTGAGTCATCGGTTCGCCGTCCTGACTCTGCCGGAGCACCCGGACAACGATGTCGACCGTGACAAGCTTTGCCACGCTTGCATATGCAGCGCTGTCATTGACCATAGCGTCGAGATCCTTTCCGACCTTCTGCGCTTCAATGCGGAGCGTGTCGGAGATAAGCGGTAAAAGGGCCTCGATGCGAGCCTGTTCGTCTGCCGTGTATTCCTTACCAGTCAGCGCCGCAACATCCGCAAGAGTAGCAAAGCAACATGTCATTTCTTCGGCGCTCCTTTCCTCTTGGGCGCGGGTTTCTTCTCAACGACAGGAGTCGGGGCGACAACCTTCTCCCAGTTGCCGCCCGTCATCTCGCTGTTGGTATTGATTACCGCGCCGGTCTTTTTGTGCCGGTACTCCATCAGGTGGTGGTCACCTTGACGCGTGCGAAGTGATCAGCCGCAAGGATGCCCCAGCCGATGTACGCCTCAGCGCGCAGGCAGACCTCGTTGTATCTCTTCAGGTCGCGGGAACGGCCGTCCGGATCGCCGTACTGGATGACCTCCAGCGGGATGTTGGCCGCATAGCCCCACTTGAAAGCGTTCTGGAAATCGCCTGCATAAACATGCACGGTGGTCGTGCCGGCCGCTGCCTTCATCGGGACGGTCGGGTTGACGTCAGACCCCATGCCATAGAAAGCATTCGGGTTCTGGCCGAAACGGAACTCCGGATACTGAACAACGCCGTTGACCTTGATCTTGGACAGATCCGCACCAGCCGTCGGAGACATAGCGATACCGGTCACGATGCCGCCGTCAGCCTGGACAGCCTGGATCGCCGCGTCGATGTTGTCGTCGATAGATGCCGCCACATAGGTAACATCATTGCCAGTGGCAACACCGTCGAAAGAGTTGGTGCTCTGGAAGGTGGCCGCGGTCAGGTCTGCCGGGTTAAGGCCGTGGAAAGCAGCGATGTCGAGGCCGCGGGCGATCTTCTTGGCAAAGCCGTCTGCGAAGGTCTGCAGGGTCGGGATCCTTGCCTCATCGGAAGCGCGCAGGAACTCATCGGAAACTCTCGCCTGATAGACGAACTTGATGGGTCTGATCACGACCGGGGTTGCGGTTGCGGTGTTCGCCGGCTTAGCGCCGCCCTCACCAACGATGGAAGCCTCGCCGTCGAGGTTGAAAACGAACTCGGAAATTCCGTTGAACGGGATCGGGGTCTGTGCGGACAGCTTAGCCAGGGAGCTGTAACCGCGAACCTTGGAAAACATCTCGGAAACAAGAGTATTCGGGAAATTAGTGGATGCATTAAGAGTAGATGCGGGCATAGTAGTCCTCCTTAGATATTGTTGAGCGCCGCAGAGACGGAAGCCCATGCGGATGCTTCAGTGTTTTTGACATTGGGTTCGCTCGACCCGAGCGGAGCGGCCGGTCTGTTATTGCCGATCAGTTTGACCATCGCTTCAGCATCTGCCCGGATGGCTTTCTCATCGTCGCCGGTGAGGCGGGACGCCATCTGATACGGAAGACCCGCTTCAAGCGCCACCTTGGTTTTTACCGAGGCCGTCTCGTACTGGTGGATCTTAGCGTTCAGTTCATCGACCGTGGCCTTGTGCCCGTCGATGGTTTCCTTCTGCTTCTGAAGCTGTTCCGTGAGGTGCGTGACCTGCTTCTTAAGGTCGTCATAATCGGCGTACTTTTCCGCCGCCTGCTTTTCGGCGCGCCTGATGCGGTCGCCGATAACTTTGTCGAGCTGTTCCTGAGTTTCGATTACGGTAAAATCTGCCATGAGTTAACCTTTCTCCCGATTTCCGGTCGGTATCCGTAGGTATTAAAAAAGCACCCCGGTCGGGATGCCTTAATAACTGACTTGCTGTCGTTTTTTGTCTGCCTTACTTTCGGAGCAAATCCAGTGAGCGAGAATCATACTGTCGAGCAGTGCGATGTCTGCGCCGTCCAATGTGGAGCGATAGCCTAAACCGCCATTAGAGCCGATTTTGCGGCGCTCGCAGTTACTTATGACCTGCGTAACGGATGTCTGAGCCATGTGCTGGAACGTGCCCTGCTCCATCGCCATATCAAACACGCTGTTCGCCTTGATGATTTGCGGAACAGTAACGACCGCAGGACGCTTAACGCCTTCCTGCTTCATAACGTCCATAAGCACATCCGTGCCGTTCTTGCCGTCGACCACCGCTTTGGCGATGTCTGCGCGTGCCATGAACTTGACTATCCATGCGACACCGTTTCTTATTGGCTTGCAGTTGACCACCTCGCAGAAGATTTTGTCCTCTGCTGTCCGGGCGGCTACAGCCAGGGCAACGTTTTCGCCGTCGATGCCGAACTTGATGCCAACGTAAAGTTTGCTCGTTAGCTTCGGAAGCTTGTCGGTCTGCAGCTGTTCCCACTCGTTCCGGCTGATTGCTGACCGCTGGTTGTACTTTATCCACAGACCGAGGCGCTGGATGTTGAAATCCGTCTTATCCTCGCCAATCTCGGAGCGGATCGTGCGCTCCTTGAGGATGGTGCCGAGGCTTGGGTTGGTCTCATACCACAGATCTACATCATCAGCGTTCGACATCTCCGGCACCGACCATTCCGCCCAGCCGCTCTCGAACGATTCCGCCTGCAAGACATGTTTGCGGTAGTTCGGGAAGACCGTGCCGGCGGAGATTGCCGTGGGCGGCGTCCCGAACATGATGGTCTGAGGATTTGCCGAATCCGTGACAACGTACTTCAGAGCGGTCTCCTGCTCTGGCGTGTACTCCTGCGCCTCATCAATGATGAGCGTGTCATAACCTTCACCGAGGCCGCCGGTCGATGTCCGGGTGCGGAACTCTATGACGCCGCCGTCAGCGGTGTATAAGTGTTCCTTGCCAAATGCCCTGAAGGATGACTCAATCTCGATGTCGACCTTAGCGCAAAGCCTGCTCAGGCGCTCCCAGATACTGTGCGCCGTGCTCGCTCTATGTGCTGTGTAGAGTATGCGCTCCCTGTTTGCCAATCCGTATATGCACCGCGCAAGAGCCATTTCCGACTTACCATTGCGTCGCGGGACGGAATAACCGAACTTCTGATGCACCCAGAGGCCGTCGTCGTTTACGGCCATGATGTCGTAGGTAAGCGCCACCTGCCATTCAAGCATGGTATTTTCTGAAGCGTTATAGAGCTCGACCGCCTCAGAGCCTTTAGTTTCTGTGTAAGGCAGAACAACGGACACCGTCGGGGTTTGTCTCCCGACTCTGTCCATGCTTTACACCTCCACGCTTGCCGGGTCTTTGTTCCGCATAAGCGTCACCTCCCTTAGATGTTGACCCAGCCGCCTCCGGAGGAAACGGAATGAGTCTTGCCAACGTGGTAATCTATCGTGCAAAGACAACCCGGATGCCTTTCAAAGCACCCGGCGTCATATGCATCCTTATAGTTGTCCCATTCGCCGCAGCGTTCGAGACACCATGCGCAATCCTCGGAATACTTTGTGCCGGCGCGAAGACCGACATCCGAATAGGTGCGGACGATGCTGACCTCGAGCCCCATTTCCTCGCGGGCCTCAGCGTTCTTGCGGATTGTCTCATCGACTGCACCGATGGTCTTTTGCTTGATCAGGTTCTCGACCACCCCCGGCGCGGCAAGTTTGCCGGCGAGTTCTTCCGCGACCTTGTCAGCGTCCGCCGGATCGAACTCTGCGCGGAGTGTCCCGATTCCGAGGCGCGCTTTCTGGTTCTGCCGGTGTTGTGCCGTTGCGGCGCCGACAGCAGAATCATCATAGGCACGCTTTAGAACCGTTCTAAGGACGCCGACCAGCTCATCCTCTGCCACATCCTCAAAGCTGTCCCCAAGGGCATCAGCAAGCGCTTTCCCAAGCTTCTCAGCGTAGTTCTGCGCATCCGCAAAAGTATCGATGCCGCGGACGGCTTTTTTGCTCCGCGCATAGTTGCGGAGGATCACTCTCACATCATCCATGTCAGATACCCGTCAGCTCGCGGAGCTTGTCTTCCGTAAAGTAATCCGGGAACGAGGTCTGAATCTTCTGCACGGCGTCGCCGATGCCACCCAGCGCGGAGGCGTCTGCCTCGAAGATGGGCGCCCACAGGATCCTCGTCCGTGCGAGCTGATTCCGTGCATAGGGCTGCCCGTCGCGGATGCAGGCGGCGAGGTATCCGGCATTCAGCAGACCGACGCCGAAAGTCCGCTGGGCCTTACGAGCGGTCAGGCGGAGCGTCTCATGCGCGGCCTTGATGGCTTCGGAGCTCGACGGGTTCTGACTCGGAAAGCCGAGGTCGTCGAGCGTCAAGCCGGTCTCACCTGCAAACAGCCCGGCAAGCTGGCGGAGCTGTTCCGTGTGCGGCGTCTGCGGAGCCGTCTGGAACTGGCCGACAACAGGCTTGTCACCGTCATCATCCTTGTCGATCCGAAGCATGGACGACATGGTCACTTTCCACTTATCCATCTTTTCAGCGTTGGGATCCATACCGAGGATGTATTTCTGCGGATAGCTGTAAAACTCTGCGGAGATCTCCGAGCGCTTGACCGTGCGGACCGCGCTGTCCACGATATCCATGCAAGCCCTGCTGATCCGCGCATGACCGAAAGGCCGGGTTGCATCCGGGCGGTAAATCATCGGCACCAGCAGCGGATACGGCGCGACATTCTTGACCGTATACGGTTCCTTGCCCTTCTCGATGATCGTGGTCGCACCCGGAACGAAATACGCCTCGACAAGCGGATTGTCGAACTCATCGAACTCGATTACGGCGTATCCTTCTTTGAGCATATAGGTCACCGGGTCAATAATGCCGGTAGCGTGCCTGCCGTCGATAACCCGCATCTGAGGGAAGCCGTCCGCACCGGTCGTGATATAGATAAAATCACATGCGCTTATCAGTGCCCCGAGGATTCCGGAATCGACCAGCACGTCCTGATTATTCATCTCGAAGATGTTTGCGAGGCCGTAGGCGTCATTTTCAAACCCCTGAAAAGTCAGGCGGTCAGCAAGGCTGTCAACAGCCTTCGCGCACCATCCGAGGACGCTCATCATTCCGACCAGATCCGGCGGGGTACTGATGCCAAGGTCTGCCGCCCGGTGCTTCATGTCGTAATAGCTGTACCGGAGCAGGACACGGCTGCGCTTTACGTTCAGCTTGCTCCGCAGATATTCAATTCCTTTGTATTCAGCCATTTATGCATACCTCCATACAAAACCGCAGTACGTTTTCTTTTCACCACGCGCGCAGTCTTGTATGCCGTGTTGCTTAATTCCGGTCATCCGTTCTGCCTCTGCTGTGGATTCATATTCCGCTATAACAGTGCCGTCTTTTGATAACTGAATCGTCTTTTTGCGTATTTCTTTTGGCTCTCGTTTAACGCTATAGGCATTTAACGGAACCATTTTCTCCGCTTCTGGAATCAGCTCATTAGACTTTTTCGAGTTGCATCCAAAATGAGCAAGCCGAACATTGTTCCACGCGTGGAGACCACCACGAGAGACAGGTACGATATGGTCAATAGACGGATATTTTTCCCCGACACATATAAATGTCCTATCGTACCAGTCACACATCCCGCCGCATAAATAACAAACGCCGGAGTCCCGTCTATATAAGGCTTCCAGCGTAATATCTTTATCGACTATTTGGTTTTTGGGGATGCGGTGCTGTTTTCTGGCGTAAGTCAACTTCTTCCCGCATTCTTTACAACATGTTTTCTGCGAAGGATTGAACGTTTCAAATTCATTTCCACAGACTATACAGATTCCATGAATGCGGCTTGCTTCCTTTTCAGCCTCCAATTGAACCTGCTGTTGCTGTTTCTTTCTGGCTTCCTCAGCAAGGTATTTCTGATAGTTTTCTTCGGAGCCATAGCGCTGTCTAATATATTTTCTGTGTGTTGCCTCTGGAGACAGCTCGCGACGTTTTGAACGTTCTCTCTGTTTTTCTTTACAGTTAATGCGCTTACACTCATCGGAGCAGGTCTTTTTCTGTGGAAGCGTAGTAACGAACTCTTTTCCACAAACTATGCAGGTCTTTATTTGCTCTGTTGTACCGCGAATCTTGCGCCATCTGTCGCGCTCATAATTCGGATGGCGCTCCTTAAAGCGTTCCTGCGCTTCCGAGTGTTCTTCTGCGTATTTCTTCTGATAGCCCGGATTATCTGCTCTCCATTTTGCCTGCCTGCGGCGTGTGGCTTCCTTCCTACAGGTTTCAGAGCAGTATTTCGCTTTTCCGTTACCTGTCCAGTAGTCAGCACCGCATAATTCGCAGTACCTTTTGATTTTCATTTGCTCTCCTTGCACAAAAAAGACATACAGTGTGAATTCATGTGCA